CTCACAAGCAATACAATCGTTTCCTTGAGCAATCTGTGTCATATCTAATTCTTTAATGACTTCACGCTCAATCCTCTTTGATACTTTATCAGCCTTAGCCAATTTTTCACTACGGCAGTAATAAAGTGTCTTTAATCCTTTTTTCCATGCCATAAAGTGTACGGCATGAATATACTTAACATGGCTGTCTGGTCTAAAGAATACATTTAGGCTTTGTGCCTGGTCAATGTATTGTTGACGGTCAGCAGCATGTTCAATCACCCAACGCTGGTCAATTTCCATGGATGTTTTAAAGACTTCTTTATCAATTTCACTCATCCACTCTAAATGTTGAACTGAACCATCGTTAGCAATGATACTCGACCAAATTTGTTGATACTCATCTTCACCTTTTGGTGTTAATGGTGTGCCATCTGGTGCAAGATAATTCATAATGACTTTATCAAGATAACGGTTCTTGTTTAGATATGAGCCCGATAAAGTGTCCTGACGGTATGCATTAGCACGCCAAGGCTCAACACTAGGGCTAGTATTTCCCAATATGATAGACGAAGAAGCATTTGGAGCAATAGCCATAAGATGACTAAAACGGAAACCAGTGCCCACAGCATCGGGTGCTTCGCCACGTTCCAGACCGAGTTGAACATTTGCTTCATCTAATCCCTTTCTTATTGTTCTAAAGATTTGATTGTTGATTGATTTTGCAATTGCAGATTCGAAAGCCACACCTTTTCGTTGGAGATAAGCATGGAAACCCAAAGCGCCAACGCCAATAGAACGTTCACGCATAGCAGAATATTTGGCACGAGCAATATAGTCAGGAGCATTGTCAATGAAATATTGCAACACGTTATCAAGCATTTCTGCTACGTCACGTAGAAAAAGTGTATCATTCTTCCACTCATCATATGTTTCCAAGTTTAATGATGAAAGACAACATACAGCAGTACGATTTTCATCTGTCGGCAAAATAATTTCCGAACATAGATTTGATTGATGTACTTTCAAACCTTTGTCTTTCAACCATTGTGGCAACATACGATTGCTTGTATCAATAAAATGGATGTATGGTTCACCTGTGTGCATACGCAGGTCCATTAATTTCTCCCACAACATCTTAGCAGATACAACTTCACGCACTTCACCTGAATGTGGATCTTTTAATTCCCAATCATCGTTTGCGTTTTTGTCAATCATGCAACGCTCGATTATTTCCATGAATGAATCTGGAATATTCACTCCATGGTGTAGATTCAGACAACGCATATTTTGGTCGCCTGTTGGTTTACGCATTTCTAGAAAAGGGATAATATCAGGATGAGATATATCAAGGTAAGCAGCATAACTGCCACGGCGAGTGCGGCCTTGACGATAAGCCAAAGAACTCGCATCGTAGATTTTGAGGTGTGGCATGACTCCTGTTGATTTATCATCAGAAGAACGTATGCCGAAACCAATGCCCACACCGCCGCCAAGCATAGAAAGCCAATTAGTTTCACTAAGATTGTCAACTAGTCCCTCCGCTGTGTCTTCAATAAAATTAAGGAAACAAGAGATAGGCATCCCACGCTTAGAACGGCCAAAAGATAAAATGGGAGTAGAATAAGAAAGCCAATGCTTACTGCTGTAATCATACAAACGCTGAGTGTGAGCAGGATTACTTCCAAACTGTTTCGAAACAAACGCAAAACGATGTTGTGGAGATTCTTCATCTTCTCGCATATATGATTCTTTAAGTCTTTTGATACCCAACTCATCGAATAATTTATCTCTCTCTAAATCTATATTAATCCCAAGATATTCCATTTTCTTTACCTTATTATTTTTTTACGAATGGTTCCAGATTAGGTGGTGTCCAACCTTCAGGCTTCAACACTTTACCATCTGCACGCTTGTTTACTTTACCGGTCACTGGATCAATTTTAGAAAGATTAGAACGAGCAACTTCATCCCATGCACCGTTCACATCATAACCTTTCATGTAACAATAACCCAATATCACCCAAATCATATCCATGCAACCGTCTAATTGCCCCACTTCATCATTGGAAAGATAATCACGAATGAATTCATCAAATTCTTCACGAATGAGTTTCTTATATAGTACTGCGTTCTGACCGTTTCTTTCCTGTTCACACGCCTCAATAAATTTTACAACGTCATCATACATTGATGAACTCCTTAATCATAGGAAAGATAGGTTCGATGGCATCAGCACACCTCAAAGCAATTTGTTGATGTTCTTTTTGTGTACCATTACCCGAACGGAGTTGTATATAGTGAACCCATGAACGTAGTGTTCCATTCATATACATTCTTGATACTGTAATACCTTCAGGTAAAACAGCTCGTGCTTGTTCTTTTGCAATACCATGTTCAATTGCCCAATTGTAAGTATCATGTGTAATCTTGTGAATATTCTTTTGCATATTCTCCCACTGATACGCCAATCGACGTTCTTCATCAGTACCACTAATTGAAATACTGTTCTGTCGATTCTTTGTGTCTTGTAGGCGACACTCCTTCAACTCATATCCTAAATCCGCAACAGCATAACGCTGTGAGAACTCTTGGAATGAAAATGAACGATGCCTTAGAATCTGACGAGCAATATCTCTTGTCGTTTCAATCTCTAAACATACACTCACCATTTCAAGTGGTGACCAATGTTGATTTTTAATCAAATAACGAACAAGCTTTTCTGCTGTGTCTGTGTTGTCTTGATTTGCTGGGTTGGATACTCTTGCACAATATGCAATTTGTTCCAATAGATTGCGACCCTCAGGGTCCTGAGAATAATTAATTAATCTAACAGTCATTTCACACCTTTTTCCAGTTTATAAATTCTATTTTCGCTCTCAAATTTTGGAATGTATTTTTACTTATAATATCTTGAATTTCGTCCGGTGAAAAACCAGACAAAATCATTTCATTAATATCTTTTTCCTCAATCATTTCTGGCCAGATGACAATAAGATAATGTTCCTCAATGGCTTTTTCCATGTGACGACAAATATCTTTATTTCTTGGTTCGTTATCGTAAATCAAAACTATTTTTGATTTGTCAATATAGTTTGCGGCTTTGGTAAGAGTTGCGTCTGCCGTGGCCACGGCGTTCTCCAAGAACAAGGAATCAATTGGTCCCTCAGTGACATACACTTTAGTTTCTTCATCACCAAGGTCGATCCTATCAAGTCCAAAGAGTTTGATGTTGTCATCTTGCATCTTCACTGTTATGTATCGTAACTTGGATTCACCCAATGCACGACCTTGGAAGGCTACGAGATTTTTATTCTCATCATAGAATGGAATGACCAAACGAGGATCGTTCTCTTTTAAACCCTCCTTTTCAATCTTCATATCAATTTCAACAAACTTCTTAAAATCCTCGGCATAATACAACGAACCGTGGTGTATCGCAGGAATCTTCCGGTTAAGGACATAATCTTTTGCATAGTGACCATCTGGCAACGATTGTATGGATGGCAGTGACAATTTAGTTTTAAACTTAGGTGTATCCTTTACGATTTCAAAATCAGGTTTTTTGTAGTTGTCACGGCCGGTTTCACCGTTCTTGTAACGCTCTAGTGAGTACTCTTTAAGTAAGCTGGAGTCAACTTTGTCCAGGAAATTATAAAAGGACATGGATGCACCACAATTGTGGCACATAAAGAAATAGTTGCCCTTCTTGGCATACACGTAGCCACGGGCTTTTGTTTTATTTTTGGATGAATCGCCACAGATAGGACAACGGAAGTTATAGAGATCCGTTTTTTTCTGTGTGAATTTTGGAAGTTTTGGAGATACCCTCAACAAGAAGGTTCTATCAATATAAATGGACATAACAAAAACAAAGACAATCAGTTAATCAATTTCGTAATTATATCACTTTTCAGGTGAGATATCAACCATGCCAAAACAAGAATACCACCGGCTGCCATCCATTTCCATTCCAGGATTTTTTGTATTTCGGTATCTTCTTTTTTGTTGTGTTCGGCAATGTCTTTGCGTAATGCCTTGATTTCTTCCATTAGTCTGCGTTCGGTAAGTTCCACCTTGTCGGACAACTCCCTACTAATGGTAGTAATCCTAGAATGAATCTCTTTTACATCTTCATCCTTTTCTTCTTCTCTTTGACGCATATCGTTATAAATCTGTTCTACAATTTTTTCTTGACTTACAGTTAGTCGTTCAATAACTTTGTCCATTTTATCACACAAAACAGTAATGGACGATACCTGAGTTTTCAGGACGCCAACATCTACCTTTAATTGTGTGATATCTTGTTCGGACATATTATTTCTTTACAGGAACTTCTGTGCCCTCAAGTTTCTTATGAATCTTGATTACTTTGCAATCTTGTTGTGGTTTACCATCTTTACCGACAACAACTTTTCCATCTTTACCGACTCTATCTACACAAACTTTCTTTTCTTCAGCAGCAAATGCACCGGCAGCAATAGTAAGTGTCAACAATGCAATTAATTGTTTCATTTTTCTTCCTTTTTGGTAAATTTTTCGGATGCAGTGAATCCTAGACCTGCAATAACGATATACATCATTGAATCGAATGTTTGTGCAGATACTTGTTTATTTAGGAACATCTCACATACAAAAGATAGAGAGCAAAGTCCAAAAGCAACAAAAGTTATGACTCTTTTGCTGCTTACTGAACCGTTATGGCCATCCGCCAATAAACTAGTGAACCAGGCTTTCATTATCTTTCAGGATGTGGTGGTTGTGCTGGTGCAGGTTTGCCACCGAAACCAGAAACAACTTGTGGCGCAAAATCAGCAACTGTTGAAGCAAGGTCACTCATACTTGTACCATTGAAACCCGTAGGTGCAGGACCAATTGGTTTTGTTGCTGGTGCAGGCGCTGGTGGAGGTGCCGACATGGCTTTCTTTGTTGCCTCAAAGTTTTCACTTGCAGCCTTTTGTGCAGCCAACATTGCTTCTTTATCTTCTTTACTATTACCTGCCAACATAATACCTGACAGTGTACCAGTTAAGAATGTTGCAATTGGTACAATCAGTTCAAAGAACTTCTGGTCGATTGGTGAAATTGCGTTTAGTGGTTGTGTCACAAAGATAAGTGAATACAACACAACAAAAACAATACCTGTCAATGTCAATGCAAGGCAGATACCAATAAAAAATTTCAGACGAGCCATTAATTGCTCTTCTGTGTATAGGAATGTTTCTTTATTATTTTCCACAGCTTACTCCTTGGCTGGCAACAGGTGTGACCGGCGCAGCAGTCGTTTGTCCTTCTTTTGGTGGTCCTAATCTAGGATCACGCTGACCTTTAAATATGTGTTCTGGACATTCTCTACGAACATCACACTGAGGCATCTTACACATGTCTTTATCCCAATTGGCTGGGTCTTGACATGGATATCTGAATCTATCACCACTACACATTGCCATACCAACTGGTAAAGCAAGGAGTATTAACATATACTTGGCTAATTTGAAGTCTGTCATATTAAACTCCAAATACGTGCAATGCGTGTTCGTAGTGTTTAATACGGTCTTCTAAACCAATTGTGCCACCATTAATTTTCTTGGTGAGTGTAACAATGTCACCTTTATCAGCCCATTGGTTGAGATTGTTTGATTCCCAGAACCAACATGCAGATTGTGCAGCACCTTCAAATGTCTGCATATATTCTGCGGCTTCTTCTGGTGTTATTTGTAATGATGCAGCAAACCAAGTGTAGTTTGTTTTTCCTGTTACTTGAATAAGCCCACGACCACGATAACGCCAGCCGTCACCAGACTGCTCATCACCATTCCCCATACGACTGGCATAAATTCTATTTGCAATTTTCTCGGGTTTCTTTTCATATGCTAATGCTGTTGCGTCATCAGGAAAATACTTACCAAATATCTTACGCAACGATGCAGCTTTATAGTTTAAATTTTCCTGTAGGAAAACAAAGTTGCCCGATTCGTGAGCACATTGAGCCATGAAAGCAGCAATACGTTGAGGTGTATTGATTTCATAGTCAGGTAATAGTTGACTCAGAGCATGGTGCCACTGGTCAATGTAAGGGTTTTTTGGAAGTAATTGTTTTAGTTGTTCTTTTGTCAATTCCATTATTATTTTACACCTTCGTAAATGTGTTTCTGAACGTGATACCATTCAATCCAAGCATCATTTCTCACAGCACATTCGTAGTATGTAGAATAATTATAGATAACTGTCCCAGCCACATCACTCAACTTGGCATCTTCTCTTAGTTTTAATAATTGTGGACAAGGTTTCAACCCATATTTAGGTGGGTCAGGCCATTTTGGTTTAACAGGAACTGTAGTTGAACACCCCATAAGCATTGCGAGCACAAAAACTAATACAAGTGCAACTAAAACAAAAGAACCTGCACCTTCTCGTCTTTCATTCATTTTGGTGGCTCCGCTGCTTTGTTTATTACTTCTGTGAATTCTTTTGGTATCTTGCATTCATTATCATATTTCACAACTTCACGGTCAACATATTCTTTAAGTACAACTTGTTTTTCAACAATCTTGGTTTGTATCTTTTCAACTTTATCGTCTATCTTCACATTAGCTTCTTTTGATTCTTCTGCTGCCTTCTCGACTTTGGCTTCCATTTCATGTACACGGTCTAACCATGCATTGTTATCATAGATTGCACCAGACATGAATGTTCCAACAACAATAGCTGTCAAAGACCCCAACTGAATTGGAGTCTTGTACATATAAACAAAAGGAATTGGTATGAATTTAAGTAAATAGGTAAGTGCGTAACCTATTACACCAGAGAACAGTATGAGATAAAAAATCCAATCAGGTAACCATTTCAAAATCCACATTTTTACACCTTAGGTAATAATCTTCTCACCATTGTTTTCATAACTGGATTGCGTTTCTTGCTAACACCAGGCTCTCTTTGGTCTGTTGGCAATCTCGCATCACCTGAACCAGCAATACCTGCAACTGACATTCCACCTTCTTCATTGACTGTTTCTTCACTCATTTTATTACGAGTGTAGACATTTAAACCAGCAGGTCTTTTGATGCCAGCGGCTTTGTCTTTTTCGGCACGCTTTCTCATCATTGTGTTTGTGGCTCTTCTGTCTTGTTCCGGTGTTGTTGTATGTAACTTAGCTTTAAGTCCTGCTTTTTTAGCAGCGGCTAAAATTTGGTCTGCAAGACTATCTTCTTCTTTGATGTTGTCTCTTGCAGCTTCATAAGAAACACCTTTGGCTCTAGCAGCACCGCCACCACCTTCTCTTTCAGATTGTTCATAACTTTTTTTAGCTTTATCGGCTAAGTGTTCTTTCTGACGAGCAATTTCTTCTTTATCTCTTTGTGCAGTGGCAATATGACCTAAGTGTTGAGCTTTTATATCAGGATGAAAGTCGTAATCTGTCACAACATCTTTCATCTTGCCTTCATTAAATTGTTTAAATGTTTTCATCAGCAGTTCCACTTTCTTAGAGCTTTGTTGATTCTTGAATCTGGATCTCTTGCGGTTTTTGCAGAGGTCAGACGTTTCTTCATACCACCCATTCTTGCACAGAACGACTTACGACGATTAGCTGCTTTAGATCCTGGTTTCAATTTAGATGGCTTTGTTGTAACAGCTGTCTTTAGTTTAGAACCTGGATTTTCACGGCGATATGATGCAACACCTTTTGCATTTAAACCACCAGAAGGATTCTTACCTTCTTTGCGTTGCCATGCTGGAGTGGCTTCATCAATTTGTTCGACTTCTTCTGATGTTGCTCTCCAACCACCACCCATGGATTTGTATTTCTTGGCAGCCCATGCATTTGCATATGCAGAAGGATAAACAGCAAACTTTGATTTTGCTGCGGCCTTTGCTCTTGCCCACTTTTCAGGACTTGTTGGTTTATTCTTTTCCTCTAGATAAGCTTCTTCTAGATATTCGTTTCTAAATGTATTAAAGCTTTTCATTTATTTTGTCCTAACATTAATTGGTGCGCCTCTGCGTTCTGGATTTGGATCCTCTCTGCGCTTTCTTCTAGCCGCTGCAGCACGGCCTTCTTTTCCTAGTGCATGAGCTTTGGCTTGCGGTAAACACTTTGGTTTTCCCTCACCTGGATCACGAGCACATTGTCCTTTAATATTGCCTTTGGTGTCCATTCGGACCCATTTTTGTTTGAACCATTTGCGTAAATCTTCATCTACTTGTTCAATTTCTTCCTTGGTGCAACTTCCTGGTGTGAAAGGTGCTTTACCTGGAACTGGTTTGTAACCTGGCCAACATCTACTTTTTTCATCAACAAACTGTTTAAATTTTTTCATATTTTTACCAGTGTTTCTGCTATTTCTAAATCTATTTTTATATCATTTGAATAGATGTTTTTACCATTTATTCCGTATATAACTTCCGGCATAATATTGAGATATTCCAAAAATGTTTTTAGAATGTCATAATCTCTTTCATCAATCTTATAGAACAATATTCTTGATGTGACTTCTGGACCAAAAACATTGTTCAATAGAATGATGTGGTTCAATATCAAGCGTTCCTTTAGTGATTTGGTCACTTTGTATCTTCTAAACAATCTTTTCAGATACTTGGTTCGCTTGATATCCCCCTCAAATTCCGACATAATGCAATGCGGCGAATTATAATGCTTCATCGCATACAAAACGAAATTATCCTCATTCAAATTATCAAACATAATTATAAGGGGCCGAAGCCCCTGTTATCAACCAACAGTTAGTGTTGCGTTTGCAGATGTAGCGATTACGCCTTGGTCTGCTGCTGTTACAACAACACGTAAAACTGTTCCGGTGTTTGCAGTTGTTGCAGGGCGAGCTTGCAATGTTGCAGTCGTTGCACCAGACCACTGAATCGGATTGGTGTTTGCTGGAATGCTGTTCCAACCAGCTGAACCGTTCGTATTGTTGTATTGCCACTGATAGGTCAATGTTGCTGCGGTATTTCCATCTAGTGTTGGAGACACTGTGAAAGAAACCACGTTTGCAAAACTTTCATTAGCAACAACTGAACCGTTTGAAGGACCAGACAGAGTGATAGACACGTTAGCGTAAACTTGTGCATCGCCGTCTGTACCATCAGCAGACATACCACTCAATGCAACAAGAACTTCTTCTTGTACACGACCAGCACGACCACCTGAACCGGTTGTTCTTAGAACCCAACCTGTGTGTGTCTTATTTGATGTGGATGCTTCTTGTGCATCGACACCGAAGAGACCGATTGTTTCTCCTACTGTATAAACGTCAGCAGTTGTATTTGCATACAATTTAGCTACGTTTGCAGAGGTTGGTGCTGCAGCTGAAGCTTTAACTCCTGCTGCATTTACGATTGTTGAGTTAACTGCCCAATATGGAGCGTTAGCTGCATTATCTTTGTTTCCCCAAGATGACATTTATATTTCTCCTTTTAACCGAGGGTTATCTACTATTTATTTAAAGACTTTTTTGTGAATTTGGTGATACTTTTTTCGATTTCATCATAGGATCAATCTCAATAGTGTCACGGGGCTCACCAGTCATGGTTTTTCCACCAGTTAAAACGGCAGCTGCCTCTGGTGCTTGTTTTGTCGTGGTATCAATTCCTGGCTTCTGCAATTTTACCTTCTTACCAAGATGTGCAGTGGATTTGTCTTCCTTTTCATGGTCATACATTTCCTCTTTTACAGATTTTACACCCTTGTTCTTGTAGATGGACTTAATGATTCTTGCGGATTTGGACATTTCTTTCATGTTCTTTCTTTTTGCAGGAATCGTGTCATCTGTATTATTTGCAACATCAAAAGGTTGTTGTGTTGCGGCCAAAGGTTCCATAGATTCTTTTTTATACATCTTCTCAATCTGCTTACCTGTGGCTTTCATATGACCCATCAAACGGTTTGTTGACTTCTTGTATTTACCTTTTGATGCAAGTTCATCAGCAGATTTCATGGCCTTTTCTTTGTAACGGCCAAGTGTTTCTGGTGATAATTCATTTAGTTGAATACCAGCTTCTTCAAAACCTTCACGGATGGATACGACAAACTTGTAATCCTTCATTGTCAACACACCTTTGTTGCGGATTCTAATCAATTTTTCCACAACTTTGTGTAAGTCCATATCTGTCTTTGCATCTTCACGAGCATATTCTAACATACGAATCAATAGTGGTATGTCAAACGCAACTACATCCCTTTTATCGACTGCTTCGGTGTGTAATTTCTTTTCACCGTTAGGAACACGAATTTCTTTGTGTGTTTGTACAGATTTTTTCAATACTTGTAATCTTTTCTGTACGGGAGTTTTTTCAGTCGTAATTGCCTCTTGCACAGGATCATTTACATGAGCTCTCATCCAAACCTTGAATTGATTTGTTTTTGAGTGTGCAACTTTTTGGTCTTTATTGACAAACTGAGGGTTGATACCTCTGGATTTGAGGTATCTGTTCAGTAGTGCAGTTTCATTAAGACTTTTCTTAATCAACTCTTTTGTTTTGCTCATTTCTTTTGTCCCAAATCTTTTTGGATCTTTTTCATTGACAATCTAGCTAAATGTTTTGCTCTTGACATTGGTGTGTGTTTTGCACCAGACTTGTCTGTTACTGTTGCAGGTTTTGGTGCAACACCAACGTCAGTCACAAAAGGAACTGAATCGGTCTCAGGTCTTTTCGATTCAGTTACTTTTTTTTTATCGTCATCCTGTTCTGGTTTGTCTTTTTGCTTGCCGCCACCGTAACGTGAACCAAGCTTGACACCAGAACCACCTTTTGATTCTGGAGGACGAGGTTTCTTCCAATCAAATGCATTTTCTTCTACCTGTTCAGTTTCTTCCTTAGCCAAACGCTCGACAGCTTTGCCAATGCCAGCATGTCGTTTGTTAACTGTGTTCATAAACCTATCAGAAATGCGTTTATTAGCATCTTTTGTTCTTTGTTTTCTTGCACTTTTTGCATCACGTTCAAATTCTTTTGCAAGACCTCTGGAAGCTGCCATATCTCTTGCAGCACCCTTTACATAAGAACCGAGGGTGCCTTTAGATAGTTCATCAATCTGTTCAACTTCTTCTTGAACGTGGTTTCCACCACACACGCAAGGTTCTTGCATACATTCCGGACAAATATCTTGTTCAACTTCCTCGTTGCGTTGCTTTGCATAGTAAGCAGCTAGAGCCATCTTCTTACGCATTTCTTTTGACTTACCCTTAAATTTAGGATTATCTGAATGTACAAAATCGTGAATCCAATCACCAGCAGATGCGTCTTTACCAAGAACTTCTTGAATCATCTGGTCATAAATTGAATGCTCTTCATATCTTTCTCTAAAAGATTTCAATGTATAAGATTCATTTTTTGGACCTGCATGGAAACGGACTTTAGTTGACTTGAAGTTGCTGCCTGGACCAACATCATCTTTCTTTGCAGTTTTGATACGACCACCAATTTGATCCTCTGTGCGGTCATTTACATCGACTTCTTCTTCAACTTTTTTCTCGCCACGGAGAATTTTGAAGTCTTGAGAATCAATCTTATTATTCTTGTTTTTATCAATCTTGTGTTGATTTCCCTTTAGTGCTTCTAAGAAAGAGTGCTTCTTGGTCATTTTTTCGCTCCGTTTTTTCTTCTTTTGATGATATCGTAGGTGTAACCTACCTTGTTTTTTGGATTTTCAATGGGTTCAACGTTATCAGAACCACTTAGTGTGCCACCGACACCAGATTCGATATCATTTTGGAAACCCTTAAATTCTTTAATAATATTACTAAAACTTCTATTCTTTTCTTCTCTGTAAGTAACATCGCCTAGTCCTGACATAGGGTATACTGTTCCCTGTTGGCGAGTGTCAAATTCAGGTCCTACTCCATACTGGTTTCTAACTCTTTGGTTTACCGTAGGAGAATCAACAAATCTTCTTTTTAATTTTGTTTTTTCTTTGTCTTTGCTGAAGTTGCTTTCTTTTGGCTCTGGGTAGACCTTGAGACTCGTTTCGTTTTCTTCACTGTAGGTTCTGAAGATGTAACTTCCTCTTCTTTTTGGAGCGTCCCACTTGATGCTGTCTGCGTTGGGGTCTCCTGCACGATTGTCGGCTGGGATATCTCCTGGACCTTCTGCTCGACTGCCGCTGTCCTTTCGGTGAAGTCCAACGGATGCTTTTCTTCTACTTTCTTTGAGCCTCTGAACAAATCTAGAATCTTTTTCAACATTATTATCTTCCTTAACAAGAACAATTACAGAATCATTGGTATTTAGCTTACCGTGAGTTTCTAACCAACGATAAGCCTCTTCCAAATACGTTTTATCTTCCAAAAATAGATTGATTTTTTGGTAAATATTGGTTATATCTTCTTCAATAGTTTCCAGAGGACCACTATTATTCAGATAAATAAAATTCTTAAAGTTTTGACGATATGATTCTTTTGAGGCTTGGGCTTGTTCCCACTTCTCTTTACGAACCGATTCCGCAATCATTTTCGTCAACTTCTCATTTCTTTCTTGGCTGGCTTCGTTAGTTGTATTCACAAATACCATAATTGTTGAATAACCAAGTTCTTCCAGTTCTTCTTTTACAGTAATAATTCTAGAATGGTCATCTGCCGGTCCATTGACAATTAAAGGACCACGGTTACGAATAGACTCTCTACGTAAATCATTCGACTTTTCAGAAAGTGCTTTCTTGTCCATCAGATAATTGTATGCTTGTGCGGACGTAATTTCTACGGCTTTTTGTTCAGCAATAGCTTCACGAATGATAATGTCTTTACCCGAACCAGGACCACCTGTAACGAATATGGCTTTGAACAGACCACGGTTGTAATTTTCGTTTAATCCCATGCCACGACGAACATCACGGAACAGTTCTTTTGCATGTTTTTCTGGAACATGGGAAGGAATACCTTGTCTGAAAGAATTGAAATCTCCAGTTTTGGCATGTTCCCGCATCTTTGAGGCTGACATTCCCTCAGCACCTTCTGCGTCAGGATCTCTTTGTCCAGCAGACTTAACTTCAATCTTTTTGAAATTAAACAGTTTGCCTGGACCTTCGCCGTTGTATTGATTCAACTTTTGTTCATACTCTGGAATACGGTCTGAACCGGCAACCATAATTAGATGGTCATGTCCTGCAGCATGTAATGCAGCCGCATGTTGTAAGAACGATGGTTTCTCTTTACTTGAGCCCACAACATTTGCACCAGGGAAGAATCTCTTTGCGTGTTTGATTTTACTTGCAAGGTCTAATGGATTCTTCTTTGCATCCATAGAATGAGACACAATGATATGGTGCGGTGCATGATAATCTTTGGACAACTGTTTTACTTTATCAACCAATTTTTCATGGCCGATAGTTGGTGGATTCATACGACCGAACGCCATCACCACAGGTGTATGTGTCTGTGCATCTTCTTGTAATTTCTCTAAAAAACTTTTCATATGTTTCTAATTCCAGCAAAATTTCTACGTGAGAACTCTTGGCGGTTCACGAATTTATCTGTATCGTTGCCGTGGTGGAAAACATATCCTTCTGGATTTGCAGGTTCTCCACCGTGTTCATGTGCAAATTCTTGGTGTTGATTCATCACATCTATTAATACATTTTTAGCTTTTTGCAAATGACCGTGCATCTTGAACATGTTATTATAATGTTTTCTGTTTATTTCAACTTTGTTCAATTCATTTTTCAATTCATCTTGCTTAGATTTCTTATTTTTTTCAACCTTAAGCTTATCTATCTCTTTTAACTTTTTAGTTTCCAACCAGTTCTTAAAATTCTTGTGGTTGGCTTCTTCACCAGTTCTAACTGTGTGATTCATATAGGCTTCCAGATGACCACCTATTCCATGGTGAGTTCTGGTTCCAGCGTACATATCATCACCATGGGTGTGATGTACTACTTCGGCAGCTGCAATATGTTTGTTGAATTCTTTTTGTTGTTCTGGACTGAAATGAACCTTGGATGTGTCCATTCTTGGGTCAACCGAGAAAACATCAGAATGTTTACCAAAATTCTCATGGTCAACTTCATGCGAAGCATTCAGATTCTTGGAATCTTTGCCATGGTATGATAGATGGGTGACTACACCAATCTTGGCTTTGTCAACCGCAGATTTGTGTGTTCCGTGAGCTGTATATGTCAGTCCAGAAGGGTTAGGATGAAAGGAAGTACCGTGTTTGGTTTTCACTTTATCTTCACCAGAGAACATCATATCACCTTGATAGACACCTTGTTTTGGTGCAATCTTTGGTAGATGTTTCAGTGCGTCCTTCAATTTTGCGACTAAGCCTGGTGCATGACCATGGTTTTTCTCAATGTCAGCTGGTGTATAGTTGATTTTCGGTGTCTTATTAAATGCAGACTTTGAGGCCACGAAAAACTTACCGTTTTCTGGATGGTGTCCATAAACAATGGCTGGTGAACCATCATATTTTGTGGTAAGTTCTGATGTTTTCTTGCCCTGTTTGATATGTTCGGCTGCAGCATTTAAGGACTTAATTGCGTGAGAAAAGCCCTTCTCACCTTTCTGGAATGGTCTGTCTTCTACATGCGTTAAATGCTTAATCTGGCGGCTTGCTCCTTCTTCGGAGTCCTCCACCTGTTCTCTCAGAAAAGTCTTAAATGATAACATTAATTGCCTCTAGAAATGCAACACACTTTGGTTGCCGGTTAACTATTTATACAAGTTTTTCACCAAGTCGACCAAAATGGTCAAATCTTGGGACCGATATATAGCGTCAATAATGTTCGATTTGACCATTTCCAGCCAGCCATCCCCAGCAATGTATCTTGTCGAATTCAACCAGATACTTCTTAGGAATGTTGTGGAAATGTGCATGTTCTGTGTCCAGACCTTGGTCCAACAGAGGCATATTGTTAACTATCACATGAAGATAGGTGTCAATCAGTGAAGGACAGAAAGAATACATCCTTGTAATCAGTAGGTTGGGTATAGAAGGTGGATGCATCCAGGTGGGTATTCTTTTCTTAAAAACGAACTTACCAAACAGATTGTCATATTCACTAATATCGAAAGAATCTTCCAGCTCTGTTCTTGCCGAAAACTTGAAGATTCTCTTTACTGAACTCATCATACCTTGTGTCTGTGGTGAATTCTTTAGAGTTTGCAGTGTGTTGAATAAGAGTGCGTTTTCGGCATGACTTTTCTTCATGTCTCTGGACAACTTTAATGTGGTTGGTTCCTGTGACATGTCAATAAAATAATTGACCTTTTCTGCAATCGCTGTTTTCTCCAGGTCACTTAAAGGAATAACAGAAACATCCGAAAATACAATGATTGCATCAGGTAACTTCTTCCTGATGGATCTTATGGAATCTATTGTCTGTTGAAATCTTTCCGTTTCACTGTAAACACCCATGATAGGTTTGAGTGCGGAAGTTACGATGAAAAGATTTTTATCTGGTATAATCATAGAAAGTCACTTAGGTTATCTGAATCACGCTTGATGTTAACTGCAATTGCTCGTGGGTATGGATTTGCACTGTTGTAATCGTTGATTAAAATGCGACTGGAGTTTTGCAGACCGTCTAGTAGTCGGAAGTTTCTGAAACCCAGTTCCATTAGCATACCGTGTGTCTCTGCTCTCCATTGTGGTTCTCTTGCGGTCACAAAGATGAATTGAGCACCTTTGCTCTGTAATTCCAGTAAGCGAACAACATTCTTTTCCAAGATTACATAGTGTTGTCTGTTTTCCAAATCAATCCTAGATTGTGCCTTGATGATTGTACCGTCAATATCACAGAAGATAACAGGTCTGTCATTGTATTCAAACCAGTCTTGTGCAGTACCAACATCGACATAATCAGTTACATATTTGTTGGTGAAAATCTGCATATTATTAATGCATCGACCAATCACATCTGAAACAAACACTTCCCTGTCAGTGTTCAATTCATGGAAGGCTTGCCTGTACAACATCGCTGA